CCCATTCTGGTTCCCCGAAAGGGGTCCTTAACTGGCGTTCGCCAGACCCAACCATCTTACCGTGGTTGGGAGCCAACTAACATGAGTTAGTTAGCCATACGCGACAGTGCGTATGTTCGTTCTCGTCTTACGACGATAAGCGAATGGAGACTGTGAATCGGCCCCTGAAAGGGCCGCGTATAACACGGCAATGCCGTGTTCACGCTCACTAGCACCGTACTTGTTACGATCGCTAATGGGCGTAGTCACAAATTCCTTCCATCTAGTACACCACAACCTTCGTGAGAAGGATGTATGCATAGAGGAAAGATACTCGTGACTACTCTTCGGGACCCTAAAGGCCTGGTCGGTGACGTCGGAATAGTCCGGCGCCACGAGACGAAGGTCCTTAGGAACCATTTCCGTCAAGATATGACGGAAAGGGTCAGAGAAGCATTTACAAATGTCGCTTCTCAACCACGAATTGTGAAACTTGATAATGCTCGAGACAGAGTCAAGAGCATAGTCAAGATATACGGGTCTCACATCCGCGCCTAAGTAAAAGTCACCTCCACAAGACTCGCGGAACGGGCCAGACGAAAACGTCTTTGACCTGTTGATATCAAACCCAAGCTGCACCAAAAGTGCGACTAAAGGTTCGAAACTGTCGCGACGTATGATGATGTCATCTCCGTAGACACGGAAGTCGACACCAGATACGCCGCCGCCAACGGCAAAAGATGCCGCAGCAAACAGTAGAGTCTGAAGAGGAAAACAAAAACCATTACCCATCGAACAAAATTTGTGATAAGCATACTGCTTACCCCTCATCGTGTACGAACTCGATCTAGCTCTATCCAAAAGATAGAACCAGTCGAAGGGTAACAACTCCTTAACTACCTGCGAAGCAATGCTATCACTAGCTGAGCTCAAGTCGATAGTACAGAAGAAGTTGCCTTGATTAAGTGACCCCTCACGGGCCATCACCGAGTTCATAGATTGGTCCGACAAGTCGATGTTAGCACGGGTCATAAGTCCGTACCGCATCGTCTCGTCTATACCTTTCTGTAAGAACCCGTTCAAGAGTGGTTCCACGGCAATTGACCGTCTAGTCAATGTCGTCTTAGGAACGAATATAACATTGTTGTTGTTGACAACATGCGAACGAACCCTAAAGCCTTTGTCAAAGACTTCAGAGATATCGTACCCAGCAGCGTCTCCGGGATCGACGAGTAACTCGACGATCTGGATGTTCTGCTTAAGGGCGATTCGCGCGTAGTCATATGCCTTGGCTGACACGGACCAACGATTTGAGAGGAGTTTCCTCTTAACGTTGGTTGCATTTCCGTGAACACCCAGACTTGCACCGGGACCAAAGTTGCACTTATCGAAGATCTGCGACAAGGATAAGTCTCCCATCACATAAGCGATGTAGGAGCGCATCCTATGAAGTAGATCCTCAGGAGCACGCATCGGATGATGCGGGTCAGAATAGATTTCATTAATACGAGCACATGAGTCCTCGTACTTCATGAATTTACTGACAGCCCTCTCCTCAGCAGCCTCATTAAGGCCGCGTACGGGGTAAGGGTACTTCCTGATAAGAGCACACAACTGATTTACTGTGTAATGAGTCACAGCAGTGGAATACTTCGTATCCACCAAAGAATCAGCGAGGGCCAAGAGTTTGTTAACAGCCACCGAGTCGGTATAGTCCATTCCCTGGACAATCGATTCGATAGCTGCAACATCCTCGAGACCATTGTGGACCCGACAACACTGGAGGAGTAGCGCACGATGTGAATCATGCGCCCTCGCCCTCAGCTTTGCATTGGTTAGCTGAAGCTGACGTCTACAATTTTTCATTGCGAAACCTTGTATTTAACTGCCGAACAATAAGGTGGAATCACTTCCACCGAAGGACAACCAGGATCTGCACTTTGTAGATCCCGATGGCAAATTGCGATTCGAAGCGAAACATCGCTTAGAACGCAACTTGTTGCGCCTTGACGTGCGTCTTAAAGGACGCACTTGACAAGAAGCTGCCCGTATCGTTCAGCAGGGCGTCAACGTCAGCGCCGGCATAGCCGACGGGCACGGAAACATTGATCTCCACGATCGCATCAGACGCAAGCGTCTTTGCGCCCGTGAGGGTCAGCGTCCGTGTGGCCTTGGCAGTGGTACGACCCACACCGGAGAACACATCGGTGACTTTGGGAGCCGTGCGCTTAAGGACGATATCGTCCTTTACGCTCACGGTTTTCGCAGCCCCGATGTACCCCACAGCATTCTGCTGAAAGGAATCGGCGGTATAGGTCTTGGCATTGACGGTAAGAGACATAGGAGTAGCTCCTGTTGGTTGAACACAGTTACCGACGCCAAATAGCGTCGGTGGTCCTGCCTACAAATAATTGTATAAGCAGTGAATAGGCATCTGCGCACCTTAAAAACGACCCGAATTTAAAATCGGGTTTAATCATTAAGGTGGGTGCAAGAAGCCCAGGCAGTCGTACGTAGTACTTGGTAATGCTTTCGCATTGACCAATCGGTGCAGTAACAACGTCGAACAGACTAGGTTGAACGAGCGATGAGCTCGCAATCGAGTACTGCTCTAACGTTGTCACTGACACCGAGAGTCCTGACGACAACTGAGTGAAGCCAAGTAGCGGAACGGCGGATCCAATAAAGGATCCGACATTCACGAACCAGTCGATAACGAAACTCAGGCGCGTAAGTTCCCAAGGAACGGTAAGCAAATTCTTGCTACCGAGCCCCAAGGACAGCGCTCGAGTCATCTCGAACTGGTCAAGACTCCAACCTCTGACATTGATATCGGTTGTCCGATTAACAATGCCGTTGATTGAAAATGTTCCACCATCTGTGGTATTTCGAGTATACGAGTTTGTTGTCGCATACGGAGAATTTGCACGAGATGATTGAATCATAGAGCCAAGCTTGACCTCCAAAGCCTTGATGACGTGTTGAATATCCATGACGGTCGGCAATAAACCGTACCGAGTCATAAGATAAGCAGCGGAAGCATCCTTTGCAAGGGCCCGAGGGTCCTTGCGCTTCACATCAGCGATGATTTTCTTCGCTGTATGGAAGTAGGCACCGAGCAACGCAAAACTCTTATCAAGTTCTGCGAGAGACTCATAGAGATTCGTTTGAGAACCTCTACCCCGCTTATCCAACACCTCAGTGGAGACGAAGCTCTTCAATGACTCGATAACAGAAGCGTTATCAGTCAAGTAGCTTCCGATCACCAGGCGACCACTAGGGTCGACTGGGAAATCGAACCCGCTGTGAACCCGGCCCAGGGTAGTACCCAGACCTCGGCGGCGATAGAACCGATTGTAGTTATCGGGCGAGGAGCAATCTTGCACCTTCACCTTTACCTGCCAATCGTTTCCAGAACCCTCGTAAATCTTGCGGAAAACTGAGCTCATCGCGTTAGCGGTGAACCCAATCTTTCCAAGATATGGGCGCGGAGCGTTCCCAATCACATCGTCCATGTGACGATATTCACCGACTCTCCAGTTAGGTACGGACGCGCCAGAATTGTAATATTGAGTCCACACGGCTGACGCCGTGCAGGTCGACTTTACATACTGGTCGTACGCAATCCCTCCTGTGTAAGTGGTGGTATCCTTGTAACGTAGACGATTGCTGGGCATAGTTATCTCCTTTGGCTAAGCACAAAAGAAAAATCCCCCTAAATCCTAGGGAGCCACTCCACATTGCGGTTCAAACGAAGTGCCAGATCAAAGAGCAAATGAAGCTCTTCATTCGGACACAGTTGAACATCAATGGCGAACTCCTGACCTAGCTTCCGCGCCAAAGGCGAGGTCGACAGGGACAGGAGTTCAATCACTTCAGGTATTACCTTCGTGATGAGCTGATAGCGCCACCCGGTCAATGAAGACTCGAAGTGGACGCGTTTTTTTATTTCCGATCCGAAATCGAGCCCATGGAGTTTAAAATCCAGGGAAACGTATTTACGGACTGAGATAAAAGCAGAAACATCATTCATGATAGTACCTTTAGTGAGAAGGAGGGCCTCCAAG